GATCTTCCCCCTCTGCGTCGATTCACTCCCGAAACCTACCCCAGGACAAGAATTATGGCCAGACCGAAGAGCGCAGATCCGGCCAACAGCCGTGAGCAGAAGCGTCTGGCGGACGTCGAGCGGTCGCGCGAACGGACCCGAAAAGGCTCCGACATCGGCGAAATCCCGCAGGTGGTCAACCGTACACGCCGCGACGAGTGCGGCAAAAGCCTGCTGCAGTTCCTGGTGACCTACTTCCCCTACAGCACCGGGCTCTCGCCGTTCAGCGACGACCACAAACGCGTGATCGGCCGCATCGAGGACTGCTCAACGCGTGGCGGCCGGTTCGTCAACGCGGTCTACCGCGGCTTCGCGAAGTCGACAATCAGCGAGCTCGCACTCCTCTGGGCCGTGCTCTACGGCCACCGATCATTCGGTGCAATCTTCGCGGCAGAGAGCGACCTCGCGGCGAAAGCCATCAACAGCATCCGCACCGAGCTCTCTGACAACGACCTGCTCTACGAAGACTTTCCCGAAGTGTGCCACGCCGTGCGTGCCCTGGAAGGCAAAGCCCAGCGCTGCAACTCGCAGACGCACGCCGGCAAACGCACGCACATCCAGTGGAAGAAAGACACACTCGTGCTCCCGACCATCGACGGCTCGCCGTCGAGCGGTGCGATCATCATGAGCCGCGGCCTCACCGGATCGATCCTCGGCCTCCGCTGGAAAACGCCCGACGGCCGGCAGCTGCGTCCCGACGTCTGCATCGTTGACGATCCGCAGACGCGCGACAGTGCCCGGAGCCCCGTGCAGTGCCAGGCCCGCATGGAGATCCTGCTCAAGAGCGTGATGAAGCTCTCCGGCCACACGACCAGCATGGCTTGCGTCGTCAACGCGACGGTGATCGAGCACGGCGACATGGTCGATCAGCTGCTCGACTCCGGCAAACATCCGGCATGGCAGGGCGAGCGGATCCCGATGGTGCGGCACTGGGCGACGCGGCACGAAGACATGTGGCTTGAGCAGTACGCAACGCTCAGGCGGACGTTCGCAAAAGACCTTGTCGGCGACCAGGCCCGTGCCCACCGCGAGGCCAACGATTTCTACCTCGCGAACCGGGACGCGATGGACGAGGGCTGCCAGGTCTCGTGGGCGGCCTGCTTTGACCCCGAACGAGAACACAGCGCGATCCAGCACGCGTACAACGCGTACCTCGACGACGGGGCGAGCGTTTTCGCGAGCGAGTTCCAGCAGGAGCCGATCCGCGACGAGGCGGCTTCGGCCGGCATCTCAGCCGAGGAGGTCCGCGGCCGGGCGATCCACGTGCCGCGGTGGCTGGTGCCACGCGGGCTCGACACGCTCACCTGCTTTGTGGACGTGCAGAAGGAGCTCCTCTACTGGGCCGTCGTGGCGTGGGGCCACCAGTTCCGCGGCCACGTCGTGAGCTACGGCACCTACCCCGACCAGGGCCGCGCGTACTTCTCGCTGAGAGACGCCAAGAAGACGCTGTCACGTGCCCACGGAAACAACGTCGAGGCCGCGATCCACGCCGGCCTCGAGGCCGTGGCCGCCGAGATCCTCGACCGAGAGTTCGCCCGCGAGAACGACGACGCCGTGCTCCGCGTCGGGCAGCTTTTCATCGATGCGAACTGGGCACAGACGCAGGGTGTGATCCGCGACTTCGCCAGACGCTCGAGCTACGGCCCGCGGGTGCTGCCGACGCACGGCCGGTTCGTGGGAGCCTCCGGCCAGACGATCAGCGACAAGAGTCCCGACCGCGGCGAGCGGATCGGTGCCAACTGGCGGACCAGCACGATCGGCAAACAGCGGCACGTGCTCTATGACACGAACGCCTGGAAGACGTTCCTCATGGCCAGGCTGAAGTTGCCGGTCGGAGATCCGCAGGCACTGACGCTCCACGAAGGCAGCCACGACATGATCGCGGACCACCTAGCGAGCGAGGTGCCGGTGCGTGTGGAGAGCAAGATGCGGGCGTGCGACGAGTGGAAGCTCATCCCGGGCCGCGACAACCATTTGCTCGACTGTGTCGTTGGGGCCGCCGTGGCGGCGTCGTTCTCCGGCATCTCAGCCGTGGGGGCCGAGGCCAAGCCGGCCGTCACCAGGAAGGTGCTCACGCGCGAGGATCTCGCCGCCCGCCGGGCCGCCCTGCTTGCGAAGATGGGTAGGTAGAACGCTATTTGGCCAGTGCGAATGCCGTGGCAGTCTGCTGGGACGTTGGTTTTCCACTTTCCAGAAAGGCACTCACCATGCGTTTTCTTGCCCTGCTCCTGCTCCTCACGCTCTCGTCCGCCGCCGTGGCCGACACGAACGTCTACGCTCGACGCGTCACGATCTCGTCCGCTCAGGACCACGCCCTGGTGCTCGCCAGACGCGGCACGCTGGTCCACAGTCACTGCGGCCAGACAGAGGGCATAGGTTGCGGATCGACGCCCGAGGGTGCTCGACGCAACTGCTGCTACTTCGGCAAGCGGCAGATCGTCGACGAGGGCGTCGCGTACTCGCCAACAACTCGCAAATGGTTTGCTGTGATTCGCTACCGGTGAACCGCGCCGCCCGGCTGGCTAACACCAGCCGGGCGGCTTTCTATGCTCAAAACTACCGGTGAACAATGGTACACTCACAATAGCGGGCAATCCGCCCGTCCATGAGGTGCCAATGGCAGCCGACGACGACGTTGTTGACGCTCTCGCCGCGAATCTCGCGCAGCCGCAGCGTGCACGCACCGACGCCGGAGAAGTCTGGCAGCACGATCTCGACAAGCAGCTCGAGGCTGCGAAGTTCGTGATCCAGCAGCGCAACGCAATCGCGGCCGGCAGCCCGTTCGCGATGATGCGACGGGCCGTCATCACCTCACCGGGGGCCAGCAGCTGATGGCCAAACGTGCCGCAGCCAAGCCGACGCGGGCTCGCCCCACCCTCAAGCAGACGGTGGCCGAGCAGAAGGCCGTCATCAGCAAGCTGGTGCGGGCTCGGTATGACGCCGCGCAGACCACCGAGCACAACCGCAACCACTGGTCGATGGCCGACTACTACTCGGCCGACGCCGCCCTGGCTCCGGAGGTTCGCCGACGGATGCGAGCCCGTGCCCGCTACGAACGAGACAACAACGCGTATCTGGCTGGAATGGCCAGCACTTTGGCGTCTGACTTGATCGGCACCGGCCCACGGCTGCAGCTTGACTGCGGACCCGACGCAGATGCTGCGAGCGTCCGCCGCGTCGAGGATGCCGTGTTTGAGTGGTTTCTGTCGATCGACATGGCCCGCAAGCTGCGGCTGGCGAAGCTCGCGAAGGTCACCGACGGCGAGGTCTTCGCAGTCGAGACGACCAACCGCCGCCTCCGCGGTGTGCAGCTGGACGTGAAGCTCATCGAAGCCGACCAGGTGACGAGCCCGGTGCCGGAGCTCTACGCGGCAAGCGTTGACGGGCTGCGGTTCGATGAAGACGGCAACGTCTCGGAATACTACGTGCTCAAGCACCACCCCGGCGCGACCCTGTCTGGCTGGATTGGCGAGGGAAGGTGGTATCCGGCCGACAACGTGCTGCACTGGTTCCACGCGTTCCGCCCCGGCCAGCACCGCGGCGTGGGCGAGGTGGTGCCGGCCCTCGAGCTCTTCGCGATGCTTCGTCGTTACACGCTCGCGGTGGTAACGGCGGCCGAGACGGCCGCGGACTTCGCAGCGATCATCAAGACGAACCTTCCGGCAGACGGTATCGCAACGGCCCAGCCGGCGTGGGAGACCATGCCGCTGATGCGTGGCATGGCCACGAGCATCCCCGACGGTTGGGATGCGTTGCAGATGAAACCGGAGCAACCGACGGCCACCTATGACTCATTCGTGCGTCGACTCCTCGGAGAAATTTCGAGGTGCTTGAACATGCCCTATATCGTCGGGGCTATGGACAGTAGCGCCGCGAACTACTCCAGCATGCGTGGCGATTACCTGGTCTACCGCAAGCACCTGCAGTGCGAGCGGGTGGACCTCGAGCGGGTGATGCTTGACCCACTCGTCGGCAAGTGGCTCGACGAAGCCGCCTTCGTTCCCGGCCTGATCCCTGACGGTCTGCCGCCGATGGCCGAATGGACGTGGCAGTGGACGTGGGACGGCTTTGAGCATGTCGACCCGAAGAAGGAAGCCGACGCGATGGAGACGCGGCTGCGGACGCACACGACGACCCTAGCCTCCGAATACCAGCGGCAGGGCCGCGACTGGAGGCAGGAGCTCGCCCAGCGTGCCGAAGAGGTCGCGCTGATGAAGGAGCTTGGCCTGTTCGTCGACTTCACCCCAGAAGTCAATTATGGCGGGCAGCTTGACCCCGACGAAGAAGAGCAGTCAGCGCAGGCAGCGGATGGCTACGTGCCTCCGCAGGGGGCTCGTGAGGAAGCCCGTCGCGGCTTGGAGTGGCGGCGGAAATTCGGCCGCGGTGGCACTGCGGTCGGTGTTGCCCGTGCCCGCGACATTGCCGGCGGACGATCGCTCTCGCTCGAAACGATCAACAGGATGGTGAGCTACTTCGCCCGTCACGAGGTCGACAAGCAGGGCGAAGGATGGAGCCCCGGCGAGGATGGATACCCAAGTGCCGGCAGGATTGCGTGGGCGTTGTGGGGTGGTGACGCGGGCAGAAGTTGGGCCGAGAAGGTTGCGCGGTCTGGTGATCGGGCGGAAGGCGCTAGCTCGGAGGAGCACGTATGTGGGACTTCGACTGGGAAGACGACGACATCGAGGAGTTGATTGAATTCCTATGAAGCGAATAACAACCGACGCACAGTTTTCTGTATCGACGCCAGCCGTTGCCGCCGACGGCACGATGGCTGGCGGACTGCCCCGGTTTGAGCTCGTCGGCTACACGGGCCGGGCGATCCGGCAGTCGTGGAGTCGCAACCCTCTGGTGGTCGACCTGGCTGGCATGGACACAAGCGGCAACGTGGCCGTGATGTACGGGCACGACTACTCGCTCGAGGCGGCCATCGGCCAGGCGGACCGGAAAGACAACTCCGGCCAGGACCTGGTCGTCGCCGGCGAGGTGATCGGCGACGGCCCGCTGGTCGAGAAGGTGCTCGGGTACGCGAAGCGTGGCTGGAAGTTCCAGGCGTCGATCGGTGCTGACGTCAATCGCATCGAGAACGTCGCCCCTGGCGAGATGGTCACCGTAAACGGCCGGGAGTTCACCGGTCCGATCTCTGTGGTGCGTGCGAGCACGCTCCGAGAGGTCAGCGTAGTTCTGTTTGGAGCCGATGCCAGTACATCGGCCGCGATCGCTGCGGAAGCGAATGAGGATGTGCTCATGGCGGACCACGCCAACGAAACGCCCGACGTCGACCAGCCGGTCGTCGCGGAAGGCACGGCGAGCGTCGCCGTGGGCAACGAGAACGTGACCGTAACGGCCGAAAAGCCGGAGGTGTCCGTGGACGAGATCAAGAAGACTCTGATGGCCGAGCTCAAGGCCGAGCTCCTCGCCGACATCCGGGCCTCCCGCCCGGCTGCCCCGGCGATTCACGTCGTGGCGAAGCCCGCCAACGACGCGAAGGTGGTGGAGGCCGCCCTCTGCATGGCGGGCGGTCTGACCGACGTCGAGAAGAAGTATGACGAGCGCACCCTCGAGGCCGCCCACGCCCGCCGGGGCGAGGCGACGCTGTCGCAGGTGGTGCTCGCCGCGGCCCGTGCGAACGGGTATGCGGAAGCTGGCCACCGGATCTCCGAGAGCAACTGCCGTCAGGTGCTGCGTGCCGCGTTCGCGACGCACAACATCTCGACGATCCTCTCGGCGACCTACGGCAAGTTCTTACTCGATGGCTTCACGGCCGTCGAGCAGAACTGGGATTCGATCGCCAGCACTCGCAACGTGTCGGACTACAAGTCGGTCACGGGCGTGCGGCTGACGGGCGGCTTCGAGTTCGAGGAGGTGGCCAACGACGGTGAGCTCCGCAGTGCTGATGCCGGCGAGGAAAGCCGCACCATCAAGGCGAAGCTGTACGGCCGGCTTTCGAGCATCTCGATGGTCGACCTCGTGAACGACGACCTGGGTGCCCTCACCCAGGTGAGCTCGCGGCTCGGCTACGGTGCAGCGATCGGCCTCAACAAGGCTTTCTGGACGGAGTTTGAGGCGTCGAACGCTTCGTACTTCGCGAAGGAAACCGCGGCTGCCGGCAATGCCTTCTCGCTGACGTCCCTGCGGACTGCAGCGACCGGCTTCCGGAAGCTGAAGAATCCGGACGGCAACCCGCTCGGCGTTCCGCCCAGCGTGCTGCTGGTGCCCGCCGAGCTCGAGATCGCAGCGTCCGAGGTCATGTCCTCGAGCCTGCTGATCACCGGCTCCGACACGGTCCGCGGCAACGCGAACGTGCTCGCCGGCCGGTATCGCGTCGTGAGCTCGAGCTATCTGTCGAGTGCCACCAGCTGGTGGCTCGCGGCGGATCCCCGGGCGATCCCTGCGATGGAGGTCGCGTTCTTGAACGGCAACCGGCAGCCGACGGTGGAGTCGGCCGACGCCGACTTCAACACGCTCGGCATCATGGTCCGCGGCCACTGGTCGTGGGGCGTGGCGAAGGCCGAGAAGAACGGTTGCTACCGGATGGCGACGGCCTGATCGGCGTGATGCAAAACGTGGCCGGTCGGCGGCGTGCCCAAGCGCCGCCGGCCGGCGTGACGAACGAAACAGTTTTCATTCTTTCAGAAAGAAGGTGATCCAGTGGCTTACGAGTACGAAGGTGAGAAGATCCGCTTCACGCCCACCACGGGCGTGGCTGCGGGCGAAGCGGTGGTGGTCGGCTCGATCGTCGGCGTGGCCTCGAGGCCGATCGTTGCGAACGAGCTCGGGAATCTGAACGTCAGGGGAATTTTCTCTGTCCCGAAGCCGACCGGCGCCGGGACCGATTACGCCCAGGGCAGCAAGGTTTCGCTCTTCAACGGCCAGGCCGTCACCGGTGCCACCGGCACCGCGATGGGCTTTGTGGCTGCGAAGCCGGCGACCACCGACAACACGGTGAACGTGCTGCTCGC